AATATCATTTTCAATAAATACTCCTTTGATATTTTCAATCCAATTATTAGCCAATAATGTTCCTTTAGAATAAGGAACTTCCTTTGGTATTATTTTTCTTATATAACCTTCTTGTTGTTTCAACCATTCGACATAAATATCTGATGATTTATTACCCCATTTATCATATCTAATATAGGTATCTAAATAACCTTCTTTAATAGATTGGTCTATAACATATCTTTCCTCATCAATAATAACAGGTGGTTTTAATATATCTACAATTCTTGTTTTTTTTAACCTAAGTACATTAATATTAGAAGTTTCAATAAAGACCTTTCTAACCACAATAATGCCATTTATTCTCTTTTCTATTCTTATTAATCTACCAATAATTTCAGAACAACATTTTAAAAAATGTTGGTAAAGTAAATTATATTGGCTAAGGAGGTTATTAAAGTTAATTGTATTTTGTGATTGAGAAAGTTGCACATATTCATATACTCTAATAATAAGGTCATTCAGTGATACAAGATGTGGTCCTATACAAACCATAAGTTCATCACAATCAATCTGAGGTGTTTGTCCAATAATTTCATTTATTGTTGTGCAAATACCACCTACTTCTATGGTAATAGTACCTTCTTCGATGCAATCATTTCTAACTATCATATTCTTTAATTCTTTTTTTATAATAGAATGTATAAGGATTTTTCTAAATCTCCTATTCTAAATTATATCCATTTATCTTTAAAAAACCACCATCATTATATAAAACATTCTGACCTAATCCAGCACTTGATGTAGGTAAGTCGTTCATAGTAATTATTAAGTTCCCACTTAGTACAAATAGTCCATTTGAGTATCCTGATAAATAAATACCAGTTCCAGTAATTTCAATTAAATGACCTTTATCTGCTTTTATAACTTGAAATTGTAGATTTCCAGTGTCAGATGTTATATATTGTGTTTTTTGTTCTAAAATTGATATATCTGAACTTTCTTCAGCAGCCTCAATAATTTTTAATAAATCTTCATGATTTGTTGTTGTAATATTTTCGTTCATAATTTTTATTTTATTTTTTATTCTTCTTTTTTACCTAAACCAATTAAACTATCTTTACTTCTTAAGAACATTATTCCTAAAGCCAACCAACCACTTAGAGCCTCTGCTCCTGATTTACCAGTCCATATCATAGCTCCACAAAAAACTATTACTCCTAATCCTATGAGTGTAGTTATCAATCCTTCTTTATAAAGTCTTCTCATTTACAAATCTTTTTTTTTTGAAAGTTCTTTATTTAAGGCTTTAATTTCTGCTGTTAAATCTTTAACAGCTTCAAATAATCTTTCAAATTTATCATTAAGATTATCAACCTTATTTAAATAATCAACCTCTATAACTTCTATCTTAAGTCTATTTTCATTTGTTAACTCTTTTACAGATTTTAACTCACTTAAACTAGATTTAAGATAGTATCCTATAATAGATATACTAATACCACCTAATCCTAAAAGAATTTCTTGCACTTGCATCATTTTAATTTATTTTTTATTAACCTCCTTATTAGCAGCATCTTTTTCTTGCATTGCCTCCATAAGAATTCTTTTATTACTAGTGATATACACTTTTTTTTTCTTTTCTTTTATATCTTTATCTTTCATATTTCTTTTATTTTTTAACAACAAAATTCATTCGGGTCAATATTATCATATGGTGGTGGCTTAGGTCCACTAAATCTTCGACCAGATGTGTGAATACCACTAAAGTAATTGGTTCTGTTTGGTTTAATAGCAAAATTATTAATATATGTGAAAAATTCTGTAAATTGAGCTGGATTATTGTTAATATAATCTTTCATTCTTTGATTATAAAATTCAGCATTATTTTTAACTTGACTTCTCAACCATTTTAATTCATCAATAGAAGATGGATTAGAATTATCGCTTGTTTTTTGTGAGACCGCTTTATTAGTTAATCTAAAATTAATGAATGGTAGGGCATGATATACCGTCCATTCAGCTAAAGCAGGTTGTAAATAATTTTTAACAAGTGTTTTATAATAACCAGTAAAAGTTGGGCAGTCATTTAGTAATTTTTCATAAAGATGTTGACCCAGTGCTTCTTGAATATTAAGGCTTTGTCCTTGCCATATAAATTTATTAATTAAATCAGCATCTACATTGTCTTCAATAACCGTATATTTATATATGTAATTTGTATTTATAAATTGAGCATCCATTATCCTTCATTTATTTTTTGTATATCTAACTCATATTTGTTTAGTTTAATCTTTGTAGAACTTCCATTGAAACGTAATAATCTATTATAAACACCTTCAATTATATCTTGTTTTGGATTTATATACATAGATTGTAGGACTTCAACGCCTTCAATGATTTCGTTTTTAGCTCCTAATGAGCCAGGTACAGCAATACCCATAATAATAGGATTGGTTATACTATGTCCTGTTAATATACCTTCTGTTATTTCCTTATTAAGTTCAATAAACTTTTTATCACTATCATTTAATTGAACTGGTGTAATAGTAGGTGCATTATCACCACCATCACTAAAAAGAAACATTGTCTTGCCAGAATTAACAGCCCCTTCATAATCATTCTGTAATTGTCTAATAACCGTTTTCATCTCATCTTCTGATGGAACACCATTATTAAATGTTATAATCATACCTGGTGAAAAACCATTTTTAACTTGGTTTAAATGATATAAACTAATCTCATATTCTAATTCAATCCAATTTACTGCAGATAAATACTCAGGTTGTCCATAAAATTCAGAACCTGGTCTATATTCTTTTATATAAAGTATCTGTGATGCTACCGGATTTTTATAATTATAAATAGGCTTTTTAATTGGTGCAAATTTTCTTAAGTTACTCCAATCATCTGAATAAAAAACAAATTTTTTATCTTCAGATAGTCTTACTTTATTAGCAGGTATATAATTTATTTCAGCAATTTTAGCTCTATCCTTTGAGTATATTATTTCTAATGAAAAGGCGCCAAACATTTCTAAATCATAAGCTGTTCTAAAAACTATTTCATTTAAACTCATCACATTATGAGCATTAGCAATAAATTGTGCTGCCATGCCATCTATATTTTCAGTATTCCATCCGTTGCCACCAATCATCATTGCTTTTCTTTTAAGAATAGCGTTGTGCTTAGCACTTCTATTCATTAGGGAAACTAAATAATCAGGATATAAGTTATCTTCACCATAAGCAATATAACCAGCTCTTGTTATCTTTTCAATATATTGAGGCGCATTAGATGTGTTAAAGTTATGAACTACAAATTGTACTTTCTTTTTTTCTTCTTCCATTTTTATTTATATTTTTTATTAAAGTTCGTTAAATACTCTTATTGTATCGTAGTTGCTTTCTGTAAAACTAACAGGAGAACTATCTGTTCCAGAGATTATCATAATACCCATTTCTACAAGTCCTAATGAACTATTTAAGTCAAGGTCCCAGTTAGTATTCATTTCATAAACAAAGTAATCATATTGTCCCGCATCAGCATATATTACAACAGATGATGTTAATGATGATGGCGTTCCAACCGACATAGTAAAACTATCATAATAAGGAGATTGACTATTATTATCAGCTGAAAAAATATATTCATCAAAACTATTCTTGTTAACAATTTTCCAAGTATAATAAGGATTAACTATATTAGATGATTTTTCTCTCAATGTCGCTATCACTTCTGATGACTGTGTTGTTGATAAATATATCATTTGTTTTTGGTGTTTTTTTAGTTTTATCTTCTACTACATCAAATAATGATGGAAATTTTTTATACATATAAGGATATAATCTCTCATCAATAAACTTACCTAGTATATCTCTATTCTCAAAAGGTACATATATAATGGTATTTTCTAATCCGTCTTTTAATTTTAACTTCATAATTAATATTATTTACTATAATATATTTTTTATACTATTTTTCTAATTAAATAATAAAAAAAACCCCAGTAAGAATACCAGGGTAAAAAAGTAAAGAATATGGAAACTTTTTTTTATATAAATTAAGATATTACACTTAAAGCAGCAGCACTTTGAACAAGATGCGCTGGTTCAGGCTCTTTACCCATAAAAGTAATAACAGAACCATTAAGGTCTCCATATGCTTTACCTACACCTGGTGTAGAAGCAGAAACTCTTACTGGATTTTGTTTTCCCATAAGGTGATAAGCACCTCTTTGGTCTTTTATAATAATTCTCCATTTTCCTTGTCCTAATAAAAGGATTTTATTTCTTAAAGATGCATCAAGTTTATGTAATGTAATTGTTAAAGTTTGCTCATAGAAACCTGTTCCATTTTCTGTTGAAAAAACTCCATTTTCTGTATAAGAACTTGTTTCGATTTCTTGTTCAATTGAATAGAAAGAAACAGTTGCTCCTGAGAAAGTACCAATTATATTATCTACACCATAAGTGTAGGTTAAACTATCGCTGTTATATTCACCGATGTAGATTTCCTGAACCCCACCAATATTATCTCTACAACCTAATGTGTAGCCGTCTGTTAATAAACATGCCATTTTTTTTGTTTAATTTTTTTTTGTAAGTTTCAGGGGTTACTACTCAACGCCTCACCCCATTCACTTTATCTTTTTAATTATTATGAATTCTTAATAACAATATATGCTGGAAATGCTACCTGAGCTCCAACTTTCAACTTAGCTCTAAAGTAAGTGATGTTGTCTCTAATATCATACCAGAATTGGAAACCATCTCCGTTTCTTGCTTCACCAAAACTATCAGTTCCAAAGAACAAGTTAGATGCCGGTGTAAGAACCATTTCATTTCTTCCATTAAGACCTCTTGTTGCTACAATTTTAACATTAGTGTTAGTGTAGTTGTTAAGAACCCAAGTGTGACCTTGTGTACCATCATAACCATAAAAATAATTATTGTTTCTCAATGCGTTCATAAGAACTCTAAAGTTATTATGTGACATAAACAATGTTAAGTCAGCAGCGTCAAGTACATCATTTGGAATTAATGATATCATACTATCAACAATAGTCAATGCGTTAGCAGTAGTTAAT